CGCATAGTTGCGTAGCCAAGGGCTATTTAACCCAGTTACCTAGGTCAGTCCAGTCTCCAAAGGAAACTGTATTGCGTGTAACAAAGTTACCTGGTCCCCGGAGAGCTTCACGTCTGAACAAAGGGCCTCTTAGAAGCCCAGAGCCAGTCGTGAATCCTGCCAGCGACGAAAGGTAAGCTCCGTGCTCATTTCTGAACACGTTGCTGGGTCGGAAGATCCTGCTTCTGCAGGTCCAACCGTCCCATCCTTTGCGTGGTCTCCTTGGCGTCACCTCGTCCCAGTTGGAGACGAAGCCCCCATCGCCGTAGCCGTCCGGGATACGACATTGTCGATCCCTGTCCGCAGCTTTACCGTAAAGGTAGAGCCAAGCGGGGAGGAATCGACCGTCACATCCAAGACTGCGATTACGGAGATGAGCGTAACGACGGATGGCATTCGCCATCTGAAAGATCGCTTCGGCTTTGTCATAATGGTCACAATCAAAAAAGAAAGGACGCACATTGACACAGTTAAAGTAATCTTTCCCACATGACTCGAAGAAGCTTCCTTCGCGGAAGCTCTTCGAGGAGTTCATCTTGAACCCGCAAAAGTTCAAGACCCTAGAGAGTAGATCGTAGCAATTCCGGGGTAAGACAATGTCGTCCCCAAAGGTTGCAACGCGGGGTTTCCCTCGCGAATCTACTAGTGGTTCGTTGAGGAAGCGACACGTAGCCCGAGTCAGAGACCAAAAAATCAAGGTCTCCAACTCAAACGTAGTGCCGTTGCCCATTGAAGAGATCTTTTCATATCTGATTTGCCTTCCATCTGGTGTATTACCATATGGAGAGCGTATCGTTTCGAGAAGATCAAACCACTTCGGGGGCAGAAGATACTGACATAGCATAATGCTTACAGTATCCGACGCCATCGACAGATCGATAGTCGACAGGGATTCACTAAAGGCAAGCTGAGCAAGCCTTTGATTCTCCTCTTGTTGATGCTCGATATCTAGGCCGAAGAGCTTAAGACGACGGCGCATTTCGCAAGCGACTCCCAATTGAACAAAAATATTCAAATGGGGTTCGATTGCGATAATACGATTCTTCTTAAAGTTCTTGGGAACGAACTGGACTTCGTTTGAAGGTACCAGATCCACCTGCGTGACTTTGGATGCCCAAACTTTTGGACACACGTCTCGCCAGAATGGATACAGGGCCGGGGTCATGTGTAACACATGACTAAACTTCTTAGAGAGTCTAACCTCATGACCATGAACCAACGAAGTAGCACCAGGTCCGAACCTACAATTTTCTAAGATACGTTCCCGCGAGGGACGTATCCCTAATACACGGTAGATATCAGCTTGTGCGTAAGCTAGCACAGCGCGGATATCATGGTCGAAATGACCACCCTGCATTAGAACAAG